CCTACAATCTGGTAGGGGCTTTATTATGGATCACTCAGGTAATGAGTATGACATCGCCTACGATGCATATGAGGAAGCCTGTTTAATGGATGATTATTTAGTAGACGTGGAGCTTGTAGATGCCTAAAAAGAAACCTTATTACCCTAATAACTGGGAAGCATATAAAAACGCACCTTCTGATTGGTTCGAGTCTATGTCTTATGAAGACTTTATGGACTGGAAAATTGGAGGGTGGGAGATGCCATCTTCTGTCTCATGTATGATACGTGAAACAAACACAAAGACTGGTAAAGTAAAGGAGTATGTTTATGAACGTGAACATGCTGCTGAAAAGAAAGCAAGAGAAATCATGCGTATAGGCGAATCTGAATTCGTTGTATGTACGCCTGATAAAATCCACTTTATGACTCCTAAATTGGAGGGAGATTATGACAAGGACCCCTGAAGATATAGTATCCTATGAGAAGAAAGCATTAGAACATCTTCCATTGGATCATCCACATTATGATGAGATTAAACAACTCTTAACTGATCAAATTAATGATGAGATTAGAGATTATGCTAACTCACGACCAAATTGAAGAACAGATTCAACTTGAGCGAGATCAAATAAGACAAGGACTCAAGAGACTTAGGGATAACAGTATCAAACTAGAAAATCAAAGTTATGCATCAGCTACTATTTATGGTATAGCTAGTATTGATACTCTTCTACCTTTATTGGTTGATAGAATAGTTGAAACTAATGAACGTATACACTCAAGACATAATGGTGTAGCTTTCCGACATATTCATCAATACCTTGCTAACCTTGAACCGCTTGCTGCTGCTGCAATAGCATGTAAACTTACAATCGATAAGGTCTTTAGCTTTAAAGATGGTAGTAATCAAGCAACTAATGTAGTAGAATCTATTGGTCAAGCCATAGAAGATGAGTGTAGAATGAGGCACTATGAGAAGGAAGCTCCAGGCTTATTGAATACACTTAAAAAGAACTATTGGCATAAATCATGTGGTACTCAACAGAAACTTGTAGTGATTCGCACACTAATGAATCGTTACAATGTTAAGAAATGGGAACCTTGGTCTACATCAGTAAGAGTTAAGTTAGGTGCTTGGTTATTAGACTGTATCATGGAATCTAGTGGTTGGTTTGAGAAACAACCTATAAGACAAGGACGCAAGACAGTAACCTATGTCTTACCTACTGCTGAGTTCCTAGATATCAAGGACAAGGTCATGGCTGATGCTGAGCTATTCAGCCCTCTAACGTGGCCTATGTTAATTCCGCCTAATGATTGGAGTAATGAGAAACGAGGCGGTTATATGCTCAATGAGGTGATGCATGGACACGATCTAGTTCGTAGGTCCAACCCCTTCCCTATACAGGGAGAAAAAACCATTGAGTTTCTCAATAAAATACAGAAGGTCGGATATCGACTCAGTCCTTTTATTGTTAGTGTGTCAGAACATTTTCAAGAGAAGGGTGTAAGTATTGGAAAGTTTCTCCCAATTATCAATTATGATCTACCACCTAAGCCTCCTGATATAGAAGAGAACTATGAGTCTCGTAAGAGTTATAGAAGGGAAAGAGCAAAGGTCGAGAATCTACAGAAGAATGAATTCAGACGTTCGTGTAGAACACGGATGACGATGCAAGCTGTAGAGAAGTTCAAGGATAAAGAGAGATTCTATATACCTTGGAATTTCGATTATAGAGGTAGAGCATATCCCATCCCTGCATTCCTAACCCCACAAGACACTGACTGGGGCAAGTCACTGATAAGATTTGCTGATGAGTCGTATCTTAGTGGAGACGCGGAAGAATGGTTAGCGTTTCAAGTAGCTACCACTTATGGTAACTCTAAAGATACTTGGAAGGAGAGACAGGAATGGGTCAGTGATAACATACCATTAATCACTAAAGTAGCTACTGATCCTATTGGAGGTCTTCCTGACTGGGAAGGGGTCGAGGAACCTTGGCAGTTCTTGGCCGCTTGTTGGGAATACTATCATTGTTGTATAATAAAAGATAAAGATACAACAGGATTACCAGTAGCAACAGACGCTACATGTAGTGGTCTTCAGATCCTAGCTTTATTAGCAAAGGATAAAAAGACAGCACAACTCGTCAATGTGCTACCTTCTGATAGACCTCAAGACGCATATACAGTTGTAAGTGATGCTGCCAAACCTAATTGTCCTAGCCACATACAAGCAGTAATGGATAGGAAGACGGTTAAAAGAACCGTCATGACATTACCTTACAACGCTAAACCTTACTCAAATAGAGCATACATCAAGGATGCATTAAAGGAGAAAGGTATAGAGATAGATAAGGATGATCTCACAATCGTTGTTCAAGCGGTGAGAGGTGCAATGCATACTGTTGTACCAGGTCCTATGGCTGTAATGAAATGGATAGAAGATGAAGTATCTAAAGTTATTAAGCGAGGTGCTGCTGAATTAGAATGGGTAACACCATCTGGTTTTGTAGTAAATCAAAAGATAATGAAGAAGAAGGTAGAGACTATTGAGCTTAAACTTCTTGGTCGTTGTCAGCTTAGAGTAGCTACAGATGATACTAATCAAGTGGATAAGAACAGACATAAAGCTGCTACTGCTCCTAATCTAATTCACAGCCTAGATGCCACACTACTACATTTAAGTGTAGAAGAATTTAATAATCCTATCGCTTTAATTCATGACAGCGTACTATGTAGAGCTACTGACATGTCTGAACTATCAAGGATAGTAAGGAAGAAGTACCTAGAGATAGCTGAACATGATTACTTAACCGATTTCGCTGCTCAACTTGGAGCGGAATCTGACCCACCGATTATTGGAGACCTTAAGCCGGAATCCGTAATTGAATCCACTTATTTTTTCTGTTAAATGCTTTATCCATCATTATTTGATAGCTTCTTTGCACCTACTAGAGTTATTGTGGTCTCTGAAGAGAGACTCAAGGCTGCTGAGCATAAGGCAAGGAAGGAGCAACTGGACGCTCTCGATAATAGAATCGAGGAATTGACTAAGTATCGTACTAGTCTAGCTGCTGAGATTAAAAATCTAGAACCTGGAAAAGAGACAATATCAAGTGAGTGCGATGTCTAGAAATATACACAAGACTGACACCGTACCACTTGAGGGTTTCCAGGCTATACTATCTCCTAGTAAGTTTGGTTACTCTTTGTCTGCTGTGGTGGATGCTAAATGCATCGATGTACTAGAACAAGAACGTGGTGAAGTCCTTAAGTGGGCTGAATCAAAATTGAAAAACCCTAAGCGCAGCACTCTCAAACCCGAACCATGGGAAGAGGTTGCTAAGGGTAAATATAAAATTAAGTTCTCATGGAATGAGGACAATCGTCCGCCCGTGGTAGACACGGAGGGCACGCCTGTAACTGATGCCAAAACACCTTTATATGCAGGAAGTACTGTTAAACTGGGTTTCTATCAAAAGCCTTACATTCTACGGGATGGGGTTACCTATGGTAGTAGCCTTAAGTTGGTTGGTGTACAAGTTGTCTCAGTGAAAGGAGATGCTGGTGTAGATACTGGTGATCTAGATGCTGATGCAGTTGCCGAGTTGTTTGGTAAAACATCAGGATTTAAAACTGCAGACCCTAATGTAACACCGTCCACCAATGAAGAAGAAGAAGACTTCTAAAGAAGATTCTCTTGAATGGGCGCAGAAAGCGTTCGATAAATTAAAAGAGAAGAAGAACATTAAGTTTCGATCTAAACTTGAATCAGATATAGCTAGTTTATTAGAACATCTAGGGGTATCTTATGAGTATGAGTCTGAGAAATTAGGCTATACAATTGAACATACTTATACTCCTGATTTTGTCTTACCAAATTACACCTATATCGAAGCCAAAGGATATTGGTCTCCATCAGATAGACGTAAGATACTTAATGTTAAGAAAGATAATCCTGGTATAGATCTAAGGATGGTCTTTCAATCCCCCTACAATACAATTAGCAAAAAGAGTAAAACTACTTATGCCAAATGGTGTGAACGACATTCTATACCGTGGACATCTTGGCAGAATATACCACTCGACTGGTTAATCTAATGACCGAAAGCGAGTTCGTGAGGCATTTGCCTTGCGACAATTGCGGCTCATCAGATGCTAATAGTTTATACTCTGATGGGCACACTTTCTGTTTTGTGTGTCATCATAGGACAGCAAGTGATGAAGATATTATTCACAATCGAATGACACAAAATGTCAGCCTCAAAGGATCAGCCGAACGGCTACAAAAGAGAAGGTTATCTGAGAAAACCAACGCCTTTTATCGCATCTTTCGTGATGGGAACACTTTACGGTTTCCTTATTTCACAGGCGATGGCGTACTGAAAGGTGTAAAAATAAAAACAAAACAAAAGGATTTCATTTATGAAGGAGTTTCCACTGATACCTTATTTGGTCAGCATTTGTTCCCTAGTACTGGTAAACGTATTGTTGTTACTGAAGGTGAGCTAGATGCTGCGTCATGTTTTGAAGCAATGTCTGGATGGCCAATGGTCTCTCTACCCCATGGAGCCAGCTCGGCAAAAAAGGATATACAAAAGCAGATCCCTTTATTCCAGGGATACGATGAAATTGTATTATTCTTCGATGGCGACGACGCTGGCCGTAAGGCGGCGGAGGAAGCGGCAGGCGTATTACCACCTGGCAAGGTCAAGATCGCTCGTCTCGAAGGCTATAAGGACGCATCCGACGCTTTACAAGATGGGAATGCTGAGGCGATTCGAA